CACTCATGACAACTTACGTTTCTTGTCCACCAAATAACATAGGTTGTGTTGGGTCTCTCATTGACGGATTAAAATACATTACAATTGCTGTTGGATATACCTTTTGAATTTCTAAAGTCATTTCTGTTTTTGTTGGTCTTTTAAATGAAGGTATGAACATTTGAGTTGTAATTAATTTACCTTTCCAACTAAGAACTATAGTATATGTTTTACCTCTTTCTTGAATACGAAGATATGATTCATAAGTAAATGTTTTACCTTTAATTTGAGTTTCTGCCTCTGGATTTCTACCTTGAGGTTTCATCTTACCAATAGGTATGTTTCTTTTTGGTAGACCACCCTTACGAGTTCTTTTGAGTGTAGCACCTCCACCACCTTTTGTTTGTGTGATGACTGCATCTTGATCATATTTTTTACCAAGTGCTTTGACTGCTTTCTTAAACTTCCTCTTACCCATCTTACCAGAGGTTACAACGTGACTTCTTTCCTTCACTTTCTTTTCTTCACCAGTTTTTTCATCCTTTTCGAGATACTTTCCAGTTACTTTTGTTGCACCTTTTCCAAACTTACCACGAATATCTTTATCTAATTGTTTTGCTCTTGCACGATTTTCTTTTGCAGATTTATCACCACGACTCCCAGAAAGAATAGCCATTCCTCCCTTATCGGATTTGCTTTTCAATCTGGTTAAACTGCTTTCTTGTATAAATTCTTTGAATGACTTCATTCTTCTTCCTTTTCTACCTTATTATTTAGAACTCCGTTTTTCAATAATTTTGAAAGTTCAGAAGTAGACCCCACAAATAATGCATTATTAACTGTTTTTGGTGAATCTTTTTCTTCTTTATTTAACTCTTTCATTTTAGATTGAAGGTCAATTAACTTATCAGTTGTATCTCCAACACTTTTAATTAATTGTCCTGCAACTTCATACGCTCTCGGATGATCACTTCCTTGTGCCACTTCAAGAATACCATTAAGTGCTTCTTGTCCCTTTTCAATCAAAGAATATAAATTACCTCTTGAATATTCATAATCAAGAGTAGAATCTTCCTTTTTTTCTACTTTTTCAATTTTATTTTCTTTTGATGCATCAACAGGTTCTACATCTAAAAATTCATCTATTTCATCAAACTTACTCATACGTCAACTCCTTTTGTAGGACTGAATGTTCTAAAGTCAGGTAAATCAAACCTTTGTTCACTAAATCCAAAGTCATCACCAACTTCAACAAGTGCATCATCTTGAGCATTTACTGCATCAATTGCATCACCGTTTATATGAGTATCTATAGTTGTTCCATCTTCACCACGCTTTACGGTAATGTGATTGTTCTCAATTTCTTTGATAAACATCAGTTCATCACCGATTGCAATGTAGGTATCTACAACTAAACTCGCAGTATTTTGTACTAAGAATTTAATTTGAGTTTTAGTTATATCCTCTGCAAGTCTTGTGACTGCATCATCATTATAATCCTTAAGTGCTCTAGGAGTAGCAACATATCTCTTGAATCTTTGTGCAGTCTTAGTATTTGTATTTGCGTGGTAATCAACTTGAACTTTCTTGATGAGACCTGTATTTGAGTCTGATACTGGGCCAAACAAGTAAGTTTTTGCTGTAAATCCTAATGTATGAGTTATCACTCTTTTTTGTTCATAACCACTATCATAATTATCGTCAAAGGTAACACTATCTAATACCATTGGTATATCTCTTTTTTCACCTATTGCTTTGACTAAATCTACAGTCAAGTTAAATGATGGTTGAAAATATGGTAGTATCTGTTCAATAATTTGTAGAGAATCTTCATTATATTGAGTCATTGCATATAACTTAAAACTTAGATTGTATGGAACTGGCATGAATACTTTTCTTGCACTTTTTGATCCATCTTTTGTGAATGCTTTGAAAGTTTGCATTGTGGAAACTTTTCTTGCAGGATCATATGATATTCCGTCCATCTCAAATGCTAAACGAGGTAAAGTTATTGCAACTCTCTTTCTAAAATCTGGTTTTTGTTCTAATCTTGCTAAAAACTTTTCTGTTGGGCCATAAGCAATTGGAACCCTTACAGTTGAAAATGCTCCACCTGCAGAAGTTTGGTGTTTGATGTCAATTTCATTAAAAAGTGTACCAAAGGCTATAATAGTCCTTCTGATTATTTCATGGTAATAATAGGTTCCTAACATATCTTAAACAGGACTTATCCAAACTATTTAGAAATCACCGAACGGATTGTCTTCAGAAAAGTCAATAATTGAGTCTGCTTCGGACTCAACAACTATGTTTTCATTGTAATTATCATACTCATCTTGGTCAGAAACACTTCTAACAACGTATTCAGAATCTGAACCCAACAAGGTGGTTCCGATACCAACTACTGATTCACCAGGTGCAAATCCAACTCCACCAACGTTTGTAACTTTAAGTATTCTATCATTTCTATCCCAATCAGCAACAATTGCTGTTGTTCCTGTAGAAACTCCTCTAACAAGTTCTTTAAATTGATAATTACCAGTTGCTAAACCTGCCCTTACTGGTGGATCTATAGTTACAGTTGGAGTTGCAGTATATCCAATACCTGCAAAACTATATCTAATAGAAGCAAGTTCACCAAGAGTATTAATTATTGCCACTGCCTTTGCAGTTGATCCTATTCCAATATTAGTATCTAATCCAACAGCATTGATAGAAACGTTTGGAGTCGTGGCATAACTCGCACCTGGATTAGTAATAGTTGGTGTATGTATAGTTCCCTCTGCTATAATTGCAGTTGCTGCAGCACCAGTTCCGAATGCGTTTTGACTTCGAATTGTAATTATTGGTGGTGTTGTGTATGCAAAACCAGGATTAGTTATTTCGATACGGTCTATTGATTGTCCTGTTTGCCCACTCCGACTGGTCATGATTGCAACTGCAGTTGCATTAGTTCCTTGACTTGGTGCTGACGATATACCAATTAGTGGTGGGAGTGTATATCCTGTTCCATCGTTAATTAAATCAATAAATGCAACTCCTTTGCCAATGTTAGTATTTCCTATGTCTTTCGATAATTGAACTGTTGCTGTCGCAGTTGATGCAGCAATACTGACCATAGATAATCTTGTAGTAAATCCAAATTCAACTGCTGCTCTATCTACCTCTTCAATTCCAACATCAATATCTTCATCGAGAGCATAATCCATCACCTCACAACTTAGAGTATAAACGTAAAGGTTATTTAATTGATAAAATGGTTTCTTTCCTTCTACATACTTAATTTCAAACATTGTATTATCAAGTGGAAAATATATTAAGTCTCCTTCTTCTGGTCTTGTTGCTAATTCTATTTGACTATCCGAATTTAAAAATGGGCTAATAAAATCCTCATATCTTTCTTTTGATATGACAAATGTTACTGCATCTGTAGTTTGAACTCCAAATTTTTGTAAAATATCTCCGTTACCTTCAAATCCTTGATAATTTAAAAGATATGCTTCCATACGATAAGCATCATCAAATGTAGAAGCCACAACCTCTTTCATAATTGTTTTTTTGTTTATAATTTTACGAGGAAGATAAACTATGTCTTGCCCATAAATTTTTAACTGTTCATTAATAAGATCTTGAACTAATCTCTGTTCACTTGAAGACCCTTGTAAAAAATACGGAGAAAGTGGCATGGCATCATCCTATAAAATCAAGTGGTGGTAATTCGTATTCCGTCTTGAGTGTGTTTTCTAATTCTTCTAGTTCTCGAATTGCGTCTTCATATATCTGCCTTCCATTTAACTGAACTCCACCAGGCAACATCACACCTTGAAACTTAATTAAATTCATTCCCCATTGCTTCTTAATTAGTGATGTTGCATATTTCTTTAACCAGAAGTCATTATAAACTTTAGGTGCATCTGTTGGATCTAAAAGACGATAACCATCAATAACGATAAATGTGTCATCAGACATTTGTGCAAAATCAATATCTAAGTATAATCTACCCCTCTTCTTATTAAATCTTATTTGAGTATCTGGTGTTATAATACGACTTAAATCTTCTAGATAAGTTTTAGTCATCGCATAGTTCATTAAGTCAAGGGCCCCATAATAATATAAATCATTTAAAAATATTTGGTACTTGATATTAAATAAACCACTTGATATAGTATTATTGTCCATCTTCAAAACTCTTTCTACACCTAATACATGATCTGGTAGTTGTATAAAGTTTTGATTCTCATCAAAACTAGTTGTAGTTATACCAACTGTTGAATTAGCAGTAGTTGTAGTGATTCCAGTTCTTAGTGTATTTCTGTTCTCTTCTGTAATTTTATGTTTAAGTAACATTCTTTCACAACCATCAAAATGGCGATCTTGAAAGTATTGAAGAGCATCATCTATCAAATCTTCAATTTGATCCTCATCCACATTAACTTCCAGCACAGGATATCCCAATCTTCTTAGGCAATAATCAATTAATTCCTGTCTAGTGGATGGTTTGCTCATTTCTTCTCCTTTTTCTTATCTTCTTGCAGTTGAAGCATTTCTTTTTGTAAATCCATGTATTCTTTTGTCATGGATTCCATTTTTGCTTCTAATAAAATATTCTGATTAACTAATGTTGCTAATTTTTTATGGTAATGATTAATCAAAATGTTCACATCAACTTCACTATTCATAGTATCAGAATTGACCTCCATCTATTGTTGTTGTCCATTTGGGTATGCCATTAGCATCCGTTGTTAAAACGAAATTTGAAGTGCTTATGCCAGATGTTGTAGCAGCAGCACCAACAACTTTACCAGTAGTATCAAAGTATAGAACTCCGTTACCAGTAGCATCATAATCGCCATTCTGGAAATAAATTCCTTTTATATCTAGGAATCCTTTTGTTCCACTTAAAACATTACCTGTGTTAGTGGCTTCTGGGATGTATGTAAATGATCTCTGAGGTGTTC